TGTAACGCAGGGGGCGCTACTTCTTGGGTGGCTGGGGCTGCTGGGGTTGCTGTTTCTGGCGCTGCTGCTCCTGCTGGCGTCTGAGACGTTCCACCCCCAACCGCCCCGCCTGCTCCAGTTCCTCCATATCCTTCTCGGTCCAGTCCGCGTCCTTGTAATCCGTTTCGCCCATTCGACTCTCCTTTCTTTAGGTAATCAGCCCAGCGATCTGGCATCTCTATTTTACCATTTCGATACACCACATCGTACTTGCCAGCGCCTATATCCGGCCCGCCCTTCGGCCTCGCCATGTTCAGGCTGGATTCGTCTACCTCGGGCATCGCCGCGAGTTGCGGGAAAGCATTCGCTGCCTTCCGATGGCCTTCCGCCATTACATCAGGGGGAACCCAGCGGCCAGTTTTTTTGAAGCGCCATGTCATGCTATTGAGCGCGTCATTCAGATCTCTGTCGGCATAGTGCACCTCGACGCGATAACCTTTGTCCTTGAACTTTTGAATTTGTTCCATCATTTTTTCGACATTGCCGCCAACGCCATCGAGAATGATGCTTTGATGCCTGCGCAATGCCTCTTTTGCGACCATCTTGGAAATGTCACTGGATTCCTCATGCAAGCGTGCTGCAGCACCCAGCGGGTCGGATTGCTTGAGTGCATCCGCTTCCGGCATTCCTAGGATACCCTTCTTCGCATCTCCGAATTTGATGACATCCGAGTCTGAGACCGCAATGCCCGGATATTTAGCTTGCAGTTGCTTTCCGACTGCTTCGCTCTTGCCCGTTGCTGCGCCACCTCCCTGGATAATAACGACGGGATGTTCCTCTGCCGCTCGTTTTGGACCGAGGATTTGGTCTACTTGCTGCCGATGCTGTTCTTGCGCCTCGGGCGAGTATTCTCCGCTAGGAGCATTGAGTTCTTTCGTGCTCAGCCCCCTCTGGCCTTCGCGGTTCTTTTCAGTACTGACCCCGCGCCAACCTTCCGGCTCCAATTCCGGTCTGTACGCTTGTTCGCGTAGGGGTGCATGGGTTCCTATGTCAGTCACCCCATTATTGGCATGGGCGACAGCTTGGTTGATGGCTGCCGTCTGTTCTGGTGTGTAGGATGACATTGGCCGCGCCTGTGGGGATGGTGCTGGAGCGATATTCTCGGCTGGGGCTGGGGCCGTCGCCTGTCCCGCTCCCGTCCAGGATGGAACGATCGGCTGGTACCTCTCAGGCAGGGGACCGCTGACCAGCCCGGTCTCACCCGCAGGGGTCGCTACGGGCGACGTAGCTTGTGCTGGTGATGGGGCGCCAGCCGCTCCCCCAGGCCGGGGAACTGGTCCCATGACTGGGCCGAGCGGAGAGGGTGCAGGAGCAGCGCCTGGTGATGGTGATGTTAAAGGCCGAGCAGGTTCGGCAGTCTCTGCCAATCCTCTCATAGCTCGCCTTACCAGCACATCAGGCGAGTTAATGTACTTTAGGCCTGTTGTTACGCCGATCGGCACGACGCCTGCCAACGCTCCGAGCGGATGACCTGCGAAGAATGCTCCAGCAGCTTCGCCAGCTCCCCCGGCGACAGCCAAAATCTGTTGAAGGTTGAGCGGGGCTTGCCGTCCAGCTACAACAGCCCGCTTATCAAAAATGCGTTGGATACCCTTGAGCGCGCCATACTCCTGGCGCAATCCGCGCGGATCATCTTCGCCCAATGATTCGAGAGTATTGTCGATACCATCGCGCAGACCTTCAGCGGCACTTTCAAGTGCAGAAATACGCCCACTCGTTACCCCAGCAGCATATTGCTGCTCGGGACTCATCCGATAGTAGCCCTTGAGCTGCTGATTGATCGCACGCAGGTAGTCTGCAGCTTTCCCCAGACCAATCGGACCTTTGAACTTGTCTGCCAGAACATCCGCTTTTTGTCCTTCCTCAGGGAAGAGTTCGCGTGTGGCGGAATCAACGCCATTACGAATCTGATCGCCGATTGCAGTCGCATCCAGCGGTGCATTGGTATGGCGAGCAATCTGTGGAGCGTAGCCTTCATCCCAGACTCGGCGAGCAGCCATATAGGCACCATCCGCCATACCCTGCACACTGTCGATTTTACGGATATTGTTCTGCTCGACGAGACGAGGACCTGCTACTCGAAGATTGCGCGGGAGGTTTGCACCTTCCTGTCCAATCACAGAAGGGCCACCTGCTTTTTGAATCATTTCCTCTGGCGTTAAACCGATTCCTGTAGACTTGCCGATGATGCGAGCACCCCCGCCTATACGATTGCTTATACCCTCCACCATAGGTGCGACTTCGCCCACAACGCGCTTGGTCACACCTGGCGCTGCTAAATAAGTTCCGGCTTCTCCTAGTGCCCGACTCCGTGAACCTTCCGTTCCATAGGGCTGCTCGGCACTTGCACTTTCATGCAGAGGATCTCCTACATAGGAAGTCGCCAGATGTGCTGCCAGCGGACCAACGAGAGGGACAAGCGATGCCATTTTGTAGGCACCTGCAGCATCGCTCAGCGCAGTTCGCTGCGGAGTCGAAATGTTTCTGGCATTCGCCGCTTGCTCATATTGCTGGCCGCGTTGATAAGTTTGCGATTGCGGATCATAAAGCAATCGCTTAAGCCCAAGGGCAACCTGTCCGGAAGTCGGCATATTGGGAATGCCTGAACCAGCCGTTCCGATTTCCTCAGGCGTCTGGGGTGGAGTGCTAAAAGCGCTATAGACCATTCCCGGCAAGCCAAGCAAGCCCTTAAGACCTTGGTGTACGCCGGAGACGAGACCAGGGGCAGGTCCCATCTCATGGATGTTCGTGGACGGTGCCTGCGGGGATATACCTATGGGTTGTCCGCCATCCTTGATTGCATCGTGCACCCTATCGAAGGGCACATATGCGCGGGAGCCGTCGTCGAAACTGATCGGCTGCGCAAGTTTGCCGCCGCCCTCGCTCAGTGCACGCTGCAGATTTTCAGGTGGAACCAGTGCTTTGCTTCCGTCATCGAATACGACGGGAAATGGAGTACTTGACACTGTTCTGTCTCAGGAACAAAATAAAGATATGGGATACTTCGTTACAGCAATTGTAATTACGGTAGTTGCATTATTGATCGGACGGATGAATGATCGCGCCCATTAGAACTCTGTTCCATACTTGGATGCTTTCGTTTGTTTCGCGGTACCCTTCACAGCAGCACTTGGAGCAGGGGGGGCAGCGGGAGCGTTGCCCTTCTTAGGTGGTGGAGGCGCGCCTTTCGGTATTCCCTTTCTCAGATTCGCTGTAAGATTGTCGAAGGCATCGAGTTGTTTCAACGCCATCGCACGATCGCCACTGCGCACACCCGGCAGTGTATTCCTCACGGCATCACGCAAATCTTCCGACCCTTGTCCCATTCCAGCGAGATTCCGTAATGACATTGCCCGTTCATTCAGTTGATTGGCCCAGGTAACGAAATCGCGCTGTGGTTCAGTCAGATTTTGCGTGACGAGTGCCCCGATTTCATTGTTGCGAATGGTTGGGTCTTCTTCTTTCATCGCCGCCGTCAGCAGCGCAACCTGCGTCGGACTAAACTTCTCGTCGAGTCCGTTCAATGCCTTGCGCATTTGCTGCGATGCGAAATTAATGTCATTAAACTGTGCTTCCTTGGACATAATCTTCATGCCCTCGGACGCAGGAAGCACGCCATTCTGAACCGCTTCGCCTGCCCACATGGGGCGCATAACGCCGGTTGTCGGATCGATGCCGTTGTAAACGCGGTAGTAGCCATAGGCTTGCCCGCGCGCCTGTGCTGGAGCAATCGCTTCCTGGGTCTGAAGGTGTTGATAGTCCCGGCCCCAGGCTGCCCGTGCCGCTTCAACCGAACCGAGATCCTGCCCTTTGTAGGTTGATGTTTCGGGCAACGCTCCGATTTGCGCGTAGATTTCCGGCTTCAACTTCCCATAGGGTGTTGCAGCTTTGCCGGAGGCCTTCGATTGGGCAATTTTGCTGACGGCTTCATCGGGAGTCATCACGCGCCCAAGCTGAGGATCGACGTGAGAAGTGAGATAGTCGAAGTCCTGGCGCTCCGGGGTTTGTGTCTTTACAGGCGCTTCACCAACGTCAACATAGCCATTCGCCATAACCTTCGATGGATCATCGGTCGGGACGGCTTGGCGAATCAGACGATTTCCAGAGACGATGGGCTTCGGGAGTTGTCCGGCAAGCTGCCTCTGGCGTTCCTCCTGCGCTTCCTTCGTCTGCACACTTTGGCGATTCAATTCGGCACGGGAGCGAAGATAGTCCTGATTCAGGGCCATCTGTTGCCGCTGAAAATCCATCATCATTGGCAAGTTCGCAAGCTGCGCTCGCTGCACTGCCAAATTCATTGCATGTGCTTCCTGCGCTTGGCGCTCCTGTGCTTGCTGGTTCTGGAATTGATCAGCAGCCATCAGTCCGCGACCGAAAGTCATCTGCGTCGATCCCACAGCGGCACCCGTACCAGCGCCCTGCAAAATCGTGAGTAGCTTGCCCAACTTCGTCATCCCCGTTGCTGAGCCGGGCGTACCGGCAGCCACACCCTCGGCGGCTTGTCCATAACTCGGTGCTGGCTGATATGGATTGAGACGCCTTGTCAAGTCATACCAATGCGAGGTCATTGGCTGGGGTGCTGGCAGCGGAGTCTGGGCCATCTGGCTGATGGCATCATTCCCAGTTGTGGGCGGAGGCATAGCGACGTTTGGCGCACTAGGTGCGCTGGATGCACCCGGCCCCGGATTCAGTATGGATCGCGGAAATGGCAAGGCAAGGCCTGGAGGGGGTGTACTAGCAGTTGGGTCAAGATAATTCGGGGGTGCATTGGGATCTAGATAATCATCACCGTAAGCCACATCAGCCTCCGTAGAACGGGTTCATGCCGCCTGAACCTCCGGGCGTATTCCATCCATCTGGACGCTGGCCTTGCGGCGGCGGAACATAAGGCATGTAGGGCATCTGGAAATTCACCGGATTGGGCCGCTGCTGTGCTTGCGCTTGTCGCTCGGCAGGCGAACCGGGCAGCGCATTCACTAGGGGCTGGAGCGCATTAGCTATCTTCCCAGCCTTTAGGAGACCACCACGTATGCCGGTACCGGTAGGCGCTGCAGGCGTTAATCCTTGCGTCAAATTAGGCGTGAGTCCCTGCCTTCCAGCTACACCGCTCAAATCAGGTGGTGGTGGCGGGACTGCACCTAGTGAGGGTGCAACGTTCGCACCAAAATTGGCAGGGAGATCGGGAGGCGTTTGCATATTCGTCCCCGCCGCTGATGCTCCCCCGCTACCCATTCCGCCTCCCATGAGTCCTCCTTAATCAGACCGCTGCCAGCTGTGCACCCGTTCTCATGCCGCCTAGAAGAGCACCGCCGATCATTCCTGGTACGCTCCCCGATTGCGGACCTCCCATGACTGCTTGATTCGCCCCCGCTCCGAGCGAACCGTAGCCAAGCGCTTGATTGCCAGCGAGCTGCTGTTGTCCTTGCAGCCCTGCAGCACCCTGTTGTTTTGCCAAGAATTGCGCCATCTGCGCTTGATTCAGTGACTGATCGAACGCGCGTCCCTGCGCGGCATTCAGATTGTTGATCAATCCTTCGCGATAACCAGAGGGCTGATTTGTCATCTGACTGGTTGAGCGAAGAATTGCAGCACGTTGCGGGGCGAAGGCCTGCGCGATATTGCCCGCATTGTAATCCGTCTGATTGCGATAAAACGGATTGCCCTGAGTCATCAGGTTCGAGTAGTAAGGCGTGACTTTGCCCTGGGCGAGCTGCATTTGGTTGTATTGTTGGTTCATGTTGTTGACGCCCGTGCCGCCAATCCCCAACAGATTTGCAATCGATTGATTCAGCTGACCAGCATTGACTCCGCCGCCACCCATGGGTTTCTCCTTACCGCACCTTGTATGCCCAGCGGTCTGCAGGGACGAGTCCAAAAGCCTGCATCCAGTCTTCATGATTCGGGCAATGTTGTTCCGGTACTTCGTCCTTCGCCATATGAATGAGTGCATCAGTGCCACGCGCGCCATACATGTCGTGGAGAATATCGTTGCCGCGCTGCACCAACTTCAGCACTGCAGCGCTATCTGTGAAACGGCACAAAGTAAAATCTGCCCTTAGCGTCATGCCCAGGATGCCAAGCGCACGCACAGGCTGGCCTTGCTCATCCAGTTCGCACGCGACCCACGAATGCTTATAATTGGTGAAATCGATTGGGTAGGCCATATACTGTTCGGCATACTTCGTTGCCAACGTAAAGAGATGATCATCCACCGGAAGCAAGCCGCCGTAGGCATCAGGCTTGAAGAACAACTGGTACACCTGGACCTTCATGGAACTTTTCTTCCGCTCGGTTCGCCGCTTTGCGTCTTATCGAGACCACCGCTGAAGGAGTTCTGAAAATCCTGCGTCGGCAAGGGAATGGGATTCCCCAGGTTCTTGTTGTTCGTGGTCTTCACTTGCAGCTGCAGCTTCGGACCTTCCCTAAATCCATTCACGACGGAGACAAAGACATTGTTGAGGGGCGGACTTCCCCCTGATTGCAAGGGCACAAACATCTGCCGTGTGCCACGGTCTTTGACTTCGATCGAGAGATTTTTTTCACTGCCTGTATAAATTCGGTAGCCGGTGACGTCGTTGTAGCGAGTGGGCAGCTTCCAAGTCAGCAATACTCCGCCTTCAGCAGACTGGGCGTTCAGAGCGCGTGGTGCCGCTGGAATCCGACTTGTGCCATGCGTGCGCACCTGGGTAACGGCACGCACCCTCGACGGCATCGTGGTGGTAGATTTTGGTCCGAGTTGCGGAGGCAGAGTACTCTTCATCGCCCTCTTGAATCACCCAGGATCGGCGCGGAAAGAAATAACCTTCCATACGTCTCGACTGGTATATGCGGCGGAACACTCAGGGCCATGGGGTCGGAGGGAGTAGGTGCATCAAAAGGATGCGCAGTCAAGGATGCCCACAGGTAGCAATGCGTCATCTCAGGACGCTGGAAATCGGCCATGAAATGCCCATTCTGCGCGTCACCCGGCACCGGGCGCGCTTCCCAACTGAGATTCACCCAGTACACCGGGTCGGCGATTACATTGAGCATATTTTCGAAGATGTACCACTGGATGAGCTGGTCCCCATACCATTCGAGCGTTTTTACTGCAGTTCTTTCCCCGCCCAGATAGCGCAACTGGATCGCATCGGCGGTGAAGTAGTGTCCAGCATCATCGCCACCCGTATAGAGCTGGTAGAGGTTACCGTCACTCGCTCCACCCCACATGCGCGCGTGTCCAGCTCCATCGCGGACAAATGAATGCGTAAAATCCGCGCTTACCGTAGCTGTGACAGGCAGGTTTGGCGGCCCCAGTGGAGAACCATTCGCATAGATCTCCTCGTATGCCTGCCCATACGGAGAGGAATCATCGCGCAGATTGAAATCATGAATTACGACGTAGGGAGAAGAGTAGGAAATGCCGGATACCGAGTCTGTCTTTACCTCGACGCATTTAATTCGGAGTACCTCGACCAATCGCAAAGGATCGCGAAAGTAGACAACCTCTGTCTTGTCTTTATGTGCATCGTCGATCCGTGCCAGCAAGGCCGCTTCATACTCTGTACTGATGGGCATCGGTCCGTTGGCTGAAGGCAACATAGTGCAGAGTTGCTTGTCGTGGCTGACCCAAAACGGCAGCGAATTCCAGCCCGTATCGAAGGCATATGGCCCTGCAATGCCGAAATTATACGGACCATTCCATGCCAGTTCACCTGAGAGTTCGGAAAGTTGGCAGGAGTCGTTCGCGGTGAATGTCCATGACTCCTGCATGTAGCCAAAGCCTCCGATTATCGGCGCGGCTGTGGGAAAAGTCTCAACCTGCACAGGTGCCCAAGCCTCCGCAGGGTCGCCGACGAAAATGCCGGTGGTAGAATCGAGTTCCGACCCACTGCGAAATACTGAAGGCTGATTCGGAATGGTGCCGCACATCTTATCGCCTTCGCGCCAGAAAGACTGAAAAGGCGGAGGAATGTAATTGTTAATTGGCAGTTCGGCATTCCCGTCAATCGTGGCACTGGTGATATTCACATAACTGGAGTTGGTGTAAACCCAGTTATAAACCAGATTCCCATTGGCGTCAGTGCTTGCTTCCGTAACCGCATAAGGTACCTCGCCGCCATCGCCCGTCCTGCCGATCAGGTAAGACCATTCATAATCGCCAGTGACATTGACATCTTTCATCATGTTTTTAGGCCAATAAAGACTCCTCAGGTCCGGCAATGAAAGCCCGTTGAGATTGGGCAGGCCATTGATGGTCACTTGTGCGTCGGAGGTATTCACAATACGCCCTCCAATCGGCATCCGGTTTCCAACATGTCCAGTAGTGTTGTTGTAAATCGAAACCCAAAACTGATAACCCGGTTGTGCGCCACCTATAGCCGAGGCTGCCAGTAAGTTTGGTGAAGGTAGATCTGCCCAAGGAAGCAATATCCCATGAGATCCAGTATCCGTTCCCTGTCCCGGTGCCAGGGGTGGAGGCCAAGTCGGATTCGTGAATGTATAAGTGGTCGCGTTATGGGGCTGGACAATAAGTTTGCACACGCCAACCGGACCCGGCGCTAGTGGACTTCCATAAGGCGTAGAGTCCGGGACCGTAAACCAGAAATTATCTACGCCTCGATAAATAGCGGTGAAGGGACCACTGCTAGGCCACAGGGGTTGACTCCCACTGACCAGATACAGCGTGAAAACGTCTCCGCTGACGAGTCCATGATTTGGAAGGGTAATATTGACCGTTGTCGCATCCTGGGCGCTCATACTTCCATTCGGCATGTTCTGTGCGCTCAGAAAGGACGCACCTTGTGCATCCTGGGTCTGGACGGAAATCAGCCCGACAATGCCGGGTGCATTCGAAACTGGCAGATCCGTGAGTTGCAAAACCTGATTCGCGCCCGCAACTGCACCAGGAAAGTTTACTTGCGCGCCTAACGCCTCATTCTGCGCAAACTGCATTGCATTACCACTTGCATCTGCGATAGCACAGCCGACGAAGTCAGCCGGAAACCCCGCACCTGGACTGTGATCGCCGCCTGCAGAGTAGTAAGCGGTAGGAGTTCCCGTGGAGGGATCGCCCGCAATATTGAAGAGCGTATGGTTTTTTAGTACCCCTGACAGACCAGCGCCCCAAAAAGTGACGGCTATGTCCCCCTTCAATACTGGCTTCGTTTTGGTGTAGTCGGGTGGTTGATTGATTTGCGTTGCTCCCCAATATGCCTGAACATGGCCTGAAGTAACCGTCAAACCGCCACCACCCAGTGGTACCTGTGGAATCACACCGCCGCCCAGAGGCGTGCTGGAGGGAAGCAACATATTGTTATTCGTGTTGAAGAAAGCGAAGAAAAGCTTGCTGTCATCGGTCACCCAGTTCGCCGTAAAAGGAGGACTCTGCAGCGTGCTGTCTACATACTGCATTTGAACGCCGGTGGCGTCGGTTGCACTTGGCGCTGCAGTCCCTGCCGCTGGAGTGCCAGACGTGACAACGACCGAGGCCAGCGATGTGGCCGTAGGCATTGGCAGCCCAATGTCACGCATAACTAGACCATCAAAAAACTTTCGGTCAGTACCGTTATGCATGTAAATCTTGCTGTTCTTGCCGAGGGCATATTGCCAGCGATGGGATGATGTGATCGGATTGCCCAGAATTACCGGGTTGTAAACGGCTCCGGTGTCGAAACGAATGATATAAGGCGTCGTTCCCTGCCAGAAGAGGACGCAGCGTGTGCCTGCCGCTGGACCTGGCGGTGGACCGCCGCCGGGTGGAATTTCCGCTCCGCGCGATACGAATCCATAAATCGAGTGCAATGCTCCTCCGCCGAGAGTCGGCAGATTGGGGAAAGCCGTTGCATATCCCGGTCGCAATTCAAGATGGCCGTCGATACGCACCCGCCAGTTGGTGAGCTGCAGAAATTTGTTCTGTGGTTCAGCAATAGGATTGGAACGGCTGTCGACTCCACCCCAATTCGCCTGCTCTATCGCTTTGAGTGGTGGCATTTAGACCGTACTTTGTACCGCACTTTGCGAGTTCGAGAAGGCAGCTTCGTAATCATCATCAGCGGAGTAATCCAGATGCTCGCCGGGTACCATTCCGTCCATACCGGCATACTGCGCGACGAATGCGTTGTATTCGCCCATGGCGGCTTGGTATTTCGCGGCACCCTCGCCCAGCGTGTAGCGGAAGATTTGCGCTTCGAGACGCTTCAGCAAGACGTGATGCATGAATGCGGGCAGGAGCGGGATTTGTTCGCCCACTGAGTCCCAGCTGATGTTGGGACATGCCCAATAATCGATCGTGATGGGATACGCCTGATTGGGGACAGGAGACAAACAGAGAACAAGAAATGCCCCCGGCATGATGAAGTACTGCCTGGGCGGCTGAGGCTGCGGATAGAAAGTATTGGTATAGATGGCAGCGGTCTGCAGATCCCTCTCGAACATGGGCGTGATCTCGCCCCACTGGCTGGGGTTACCCGGATTGGGGTAATACTTTACTCCGTGCTTAACGAACTGGTGCAGATCGCGCGCGTTGGCATTGTTCTGGTCGGTCATATCGTACTGCCACACGCCTGCCTGCATCATGAACATGGCAACCTTGCGCCGCCAGCTCCAGCGGCGCTCCATGACCAGGGTCTGCAACGCCATCAGAAACTCGGAGTCGAGATCGAGCGTCTTCGATCCCCGCCGCTCGGTGCGGCGATCCGCAAGTTCGACCATCATGGATCGCGTCCATCCGCCAAGATAAGGTGGGGGGATGAGCGGACTACTCATGCTTTAACCTCCTCAATCTGCGCGCGTGCAATCACTTCGGCTTGATAGGACAGGTAGTCGGCGATTTTGTAGGCGTAGGGACCGATATGCCCCGGCATGACGCTGGTGTCGACGAAGATCTTGTAACCCAGTTCGCGGGCGATGAAACAGTTGTGTACAGCGAATCCCGCGATATTGTAGGACTCATCTTCTTCAACGCTTATATTGTGTACGGGACCTTTATAGTCCTCCTCGCCCAAATCACGTACTTTGACTAGAAATGCAGACTCGTTCTCTCGCAAATATGAGTACTTACCTTGACCGACAAAATCCGGCGTCTCTTCACGAAGCAACTCTGCCATGCGTTGTACCATCGAGAAAGGCGTAATAGCGGTGACATGATCAGGTGATTGCCTAATGGCAATGAATATGTTCAAACGGAGAAGCAAAGCCCGAAGTTCATACGCCAAGCGCTCTGATGTCGTGGAGAAGGAAAACCCCTGCGTAGGCCAATAGCAGCCATCTCCTCTCCAGTACCCAATGACTAATCCTCGCAAACATTCATCAGGCCATGCCTGCCAATCTTCAGGTAAATGCTTATTGCGTGCGCCTTTACCACAGAGGGCTACCATTAATCTTCCCAAAAGGCGGGAACTAAGACCAATCTTTTGGCTCCCACCTTTCGGTCCCGGCTTAAGGCCACAACGACATTTTTCAATTCCAAACAGTTGCTTTGCTAGCGCAATAACATCTTCGTGATATTCCACCTCATCACCATTAAACGCAAATTCTGCACCGGGAGCAGCAAGGTATCCTTCTGCTAAGTAATAGCCCACCAAGCGCCCAAAATCCTCTGACAGAGGGACCATCGCGGGTATTCGCGTCGAATTACGATGTGTTGCAAGATAAAAAAGCCGCCCTTGATCATCAACGCGTAGACCGGGATCAAGGGGCACATAGTCAAGAACGTCCAGCATTGAGATTGTGGGTGGTTTCGTTTTTGGTTTTGAAACCACAAGCCAATCTGTCGTTGATAAATCTTTAGCCTCAATCCACCCCAACTCCGCCAATACTTTATGTCCCGGCGTGAGACGAAAACTTGGAGAATATCGCGGGGTTATCACCGATAACTTGCCTTCATATTCTCTAACGTGTCGCGCCGTTGCAGGTTTGATTAAGCCAGTATGTGAAGTTACCTCATTGCCTGGAAAAATGGTCTCTATCTTCCGAACTTGATCGCCAATCACCCACTGGCCCGGTGGTGAACAGAAGGAAAGATCCTCGCCCCACTCTCCATCACCTCTGGGATGCGGTAGGAAGCGAAACCACCACTCATTGAGCGTCTCCTTCGCGTGTGCACGGCGACCGTCTTCCAGTCTGTGCGCTACCTCGTCGCTGATGCCGAGATGCTCACGTTCGTACCGGCAGGACAGGTAGTACTCGCCAACCCGGTCTAGAACTGGAGTCTTGATCAGCATGAACGCCGCGCCGACGCCGGCAACCTCCACTAATCCCTCGCCCATGTGACGCCCCTGATCGTCGATCCATTCATGCGCGCAGCGGTAGTTGTAGATTTCCGGAACCCACAGACGAAAGTTTGGCAGCGGCGGATCTCGGCGCACCGTGCACGCTCCCGCCACGATATCGACATCGTGCGCCAGCAGTTTGACCACGGAATCTTCAGGCGGCGTCATGTCGTCGTCCATCATGAGCACGAAGTCCGTTGGCGCTTGCGCCTTTTTAAGATTAACCAACAGATCATTGCGCGCCCAATGCACGACGCTAAGACTCACACCGGGTTGTGGGGTGAGAATGCAATAAGGCCGGGATGCCCGAATCATGGCATCTACAGCCTTCGAGGTTTCCGGTTCCGGGTTTTTGCGCGTGGGAACCAGCAGGCTGACTAGCGGTCGCCCGTCCTTCAGGGCATCGTCGGCGAAAAGGAAGTTGTAACCGAGTTCCACCCGCAGCGCTTCGCGGCCCTCCGCAGTCTTTAACAGACTCCTTACCCGTCGTTTCTCATTTTCGAGATCGAACGGGTTGAGACCTTCGATGCGCTTGGCTTCCTGTTGGAAAAGATCAACAATGAGGTCGCTCATTTGTTCAGAAGTTCAACCACTGCCGCGATGCCTCCCCTGCGCATCGCGGGAGCTAGCACTTCCTCGCCCCAGTGCCGAGCTGCGGCGATTTCCTCGGCAGACATCGGTTCGGTGCGCCGGGTTGCCTGCTTGTGCCGAATCGCTCGCTCAGTCGGCCCGCCATCCCAGAGAGCGGCGGTATCGGCGATCAGTTCGTCGGTCGCCTGATAGACATCGTTCTTATCGCGCTTGTAGCGATTCGGCATCGCCTGGGGGCCGGTATAGATGCGGTTGTCGGTGGGATCGCGGAACGGGGTATCGAACTCCTCGGGCGCACACTGCTGGCAGCGTTCATAGAGCGCGTCACCCTTGACGTCGAAGGTCACTGTGCCGCGTGAAGTCAGCACGCCACAGTTAGCGCACAGCCATGCCATCGCGTTCCTTCTCCTTATTGTTCCGGGTGAGGGTCAGCAGGGCATTCGATTCGCGAATCTGTTTCTGCACATCCGCCAGTTGCGCCTGCGCCTTAGCGAGCTGCTGGTCCTGCGTGAGATACATCTTTTCCCACGCTATCAGTCCATCTTGCCCGCTCATAACAGCCGGGTGCATGTCGAGGTGGTATTGTTCGAGCGGATCGGTGGTCTCGTATCTTCCACTCTCGCGGAAGTGCACCAGCAGTCCCTCGATGCGGGTAATCATTCCCGTCACCTTGTCGCGCACTTCGAGATCAGCGACAAGATTCAGGGTAGGAGTGAACTTGCGGCGTTCGCGGGCATCCTGAATATGCCCCGCGCCCAGGTGGTAATAGTATTTGGGGGCGACAACATGGCGGCCCGGTTGCGCCTCGCATTCGAAGCCGTCCTGATAGCGAAAGCTTTTGCCGCAAACGTCACAGTGCGCTTCCCAACTTCTTGCCTTTAATGCTTTGGGGTTCATGTGAAGATCTCCGAAAAAAACGGGCGCAGGCACGTCCCTGTCCCAGTGAACCTGCGCCCTATGAAGGAAAATGCTTCCTCTTTATGTGAAGCTGAGGAAGTCGTAGATGCGGGCGTGCCGGGCTTGGTGCCAGATACGCCAGCCAGCCTGAGTGAGAATCAGGTCTTTGAGTAGCTTCGGATTGGTGGGGTCATAGTCCGGATACAGTCGCGTATCCAGATTCTGACCATTGTTGACCAGCGGGCAGAACTCGACCGAGGGTAAGTCAATGCCCAGCCCTTCATCGGCTACACCTGCGTCCATGTTGTAGTTATTGGCGATTAACCAATTCCCGTTCGACGTGACAAAGCGTTTGAGTGAGACGCCAAACACTTTGTCCTCCGCGCGCACGAACTGTTTGGTGGCGGCCCAGTAGTCCATGCCTTCTTTCACCAGCGGCGCAGCCATCAGCAGTTTTTCGGGCGAACCGTAGCGGAAGGCCATGCGCGACCAGTCGAGGAACACTTTGAGTGTCGTCGGCGTGGTCGTGCCTCCCGCATCTGTCAGCCAGCTGGAGATGATCGATCGCACCCCCATGCTGGTGTACATCGATGCAGTGCCGTTGAGCGTCTCCGAGTAGCTGCCGAACAGGCCAGCATTCTCGATCTCCAGCTTCGTGCGGCGCATCCCCAGCCACTGAATGCGCGCACGCTCCGGGCGGTCACCGTAAATCTTGGTAGCCGCCGCCGTCCGGCTGATTTGCATGGGCCATTCGAAGATTTGCGCCCCACTGGTCTTCGGACTTTTGACCGGCGTGCGCGGATTCTGGATGGCTCCGACTTCCGACTGTGCCACGCCCAGGATTTTGAGCGTTGCGGTTGCGGTGACCGTGTCAATGGGTGTCATGGCGAAGCCGCGTGTGACCGTGAGCGTTCCCGCAGTTCCAGTCCCCACAGTTACCGAGTTGACTTGAACCAGCTCTTCGACGGTTGCCGTACCCTCCGAAGCCTTTTGTACAGCGACCACGTCGCCCACACCGAAGATCGTGGCATCGGCAACGCCGATCGTCGTGCCGGACGCAGTATTGCCAACCGCGCCATTCGACTGGCCGAGCATGACGAGGTCCGCATCCTCGAAGAACTCGATGCGCGGCGTGTAGACGTTGACCTTTCTTTTGCTGTTGTTCGTCAGAACGTAGAGCGGTGTGCGATCTGGCTCAAGATTGAGCAAGCGAGTGGAGACGTCGCGCACGTTCGACGTCTCGGTCACAAATGAATTGAAAGTCGAGATTCCACGGACAGCCAAGAGTCACCTCCATTGGCCGTCCCGCGCTTTAGCGCGTGCTCTGTCGTCCGCGAACTACTTGCCGGTAATTGCCCTCTTGCCTCGCAATTTCTGCGTCAAGAGCGGCAAGCAGTGGGTCGTCTTCTTCGCTTGCGCCTCGGCCCGGTAGGCCTGCAGTTCCTTGCCCCGCTCCCGTCGCCCGCGCGGTCTGGCGGCGTTGATCCGCCCTGCCTGCGAGTCTTCGCCCTGTCTCAACGGCTTGTGCGACTACTGCCGGATTCATCCGCTGTCCCGACAAATGACGCGCCAGTAAGGTGTACTTCATGACCGCTTGCTGCCCTTCCGGCAGCACCCGGCCCTGGCCGTCTCGGAACACCATGTCATCGAACCCCGGAATCTGCTCAGCTGCTTCTCGCAATAGCTGCGAGAAAGCCGCCGCTTCCGGTGTTCCCCGAACTGCCGGGTAGGCCGGAAGATTCGCATACAGGGGCTGCCCGCGTTCGTCGGTCTGCTGACGAACAGATTCATAAGCGTTGCCATACATCTGCCGCTCGTACATCTGCGAGAAACCGGGCATTGCAACTTCCATGGCTGCAGGCAGGATGTGCGGTACGGTCGTGGCAACCGCGTCGGTCATGAATCGGGCGAGAATCGGCGCTTCGCGTTGTACGCTGGCTACAAGTCCCTGCAGAACCGCCTTGTCCTCTGGCGAAACATTGGGGTCTTGCAGCGCCTTCACGTTCACGTTGAACATGCGTAACATCGCGTCGCCAACTTCGTGAATGGCTTGCTGATCGAATTGGGTTTTGACCAGATTGTCAATCTGGTTGTAGTACGCCGCACGTTGCTCATTCGCTGCTTCCGGTGTAGCTTGCACTGGCTGCGGTTCTTCGTACTGAAGGGTTGGTTCCTCTGCTTCCTGCTGTTCCGCATAAGCCCGTTCCTGCGCGATCCGACGCGCAATTTCGTTGTCGGAATCGATTTTGTCCAATAGCAAATGCTTGACATCATCCGGCGTTCTCGGATTTTGGAGCATCTGCCATGCGTTGGGGTAGCGGTGCGCATATCGGTCGGCTTCACGCTGAGTGAGGTCTTTTAACCGTTCCTGCACGGCAGGCGGCTGTTCAACCTGCTCAGTTTCCGCTTCGACCTGTTCTGCTTGCGCTTCCTCCTCTTGTTGTGGTTCACCTTCTGCTTCCCCGGATAACTCCGGTTCGCCTTCTCCTTCTGCGTCGGGTGCGGAGCGTTCATCCGCAGTCAGATCAGCTTCCGCTGAAGGTGGACCAAGAAACGCTGAATAATCGGTTGTTGGCTGTTCAGCAGTGGATGATTGGTTCATCTCTGCTGTTTCCTCGTTCATTGACTCCTCCAAAACCTCACGGGGTTGGTTTCCGCAAGGGCATTACAAAGCTTGATTGGGCACAGGTTCGTTCTCCTGCTGCGCCATAACCTCGGCAAAGATCGCCCAGAACTCATCAAGGAGTTGCGCCTTGGCGGCATGGTCGGCAGCTCGCTCAGGATCACGCGGCACCGTTGCCATGCAGGCTGCACAGTGCATTCGTTCCTGCTCCGCGATGGCCTGGAAGAATTTCGCCAGCCCGGTCTTCAATGGTCCGACGTCGGCGAGAAAACTCTGCAGTGCCGCCTGTTCCATCTCGTTCCAGTCGATCATCGATCACTGCACTCTTCCGTTCGGCTTCGGTTTAGCTTTATTGCGCTGCTGGGCAATGCGTTCCTGGGAAGCTTGCTGCTGAGATTTCTGCGCACCCTGTGCTACTTGGGTCTGTGCATTCTGCGCCAGCGTATGCCCATGCTGCTGTTCGGCCTGGAGCATCGTATTGCGGTTCTGCATCTCGCCTTCCGCCATCGCGTGCCCATGCTGCTGGGCGGCTTGGGTCATCGCATTTTCGTGGTCGAAGGCCTGTTTTCGCAGATCGTGGGCGTGACCGTGCGCCTGCATGAGCGCGTCAACAGTTTGCTGATCTTCCTGCTGCGCCGCTTCGTGTTGTTGCTGGCCGTATTGCATGGCGGCGTCAGCTTGCTGCTGCTGCGCCTGCTGATCAGCTTCGCCAGGGGAGAGCAGGCTGTCGGCAGCTTCCCCTGCATTCTGTCCGGCCTCGGCCATCTGGTTCACGGCATCCATGTGGTCCTTGTGGGCGAGTGCGGCAGAAGGCTGCATTCCCAGCATCGGCAGCAGCTGATTGACTACATCGCCGGGAATCTTGTCGATGGGAATCTGGACATTCACGTTCATCTTCGGCTGCGGCGGAGGCGGCGGCTGTGGCGGCAGCAAGTAATCATCCGGATTGCCGATTCCGCGAATGGTCGAGAGTTGAAAGCGGATCACTTTCTGACGGTCGATAATGTCAGGATTCGCCATCGCCGTCTGGGTCAACTGTTGCGCAGCCTGCTGGCGATATTCATCATCCACTGCGAGATAACTTCCGGCTTCCGGTTCAACCTCGAAATCGTGCTGAATGTCCATCACGTCAAGCCGTACAGCATAGACTTTGTCGCCACCACTCCCGCCCTTGAACGCCCAGTCGGGCGGTGGACCTTCGAGTTGGTCAATGCGTTTGCGCAGCCCTTGCCCCCAATATCTCTCCTCGATCGTCCAGCGCTTCGATTGCTCCCGCAGCTGCTGATTCATCCACAGCTTTTTCATCCCCAGTTCGCGCAAGTAGCGATTCCTTGCATCGAACTTGAATTGCGTGAGTGCATCCGCAGCTTTCGAAGCGAGCAGCGCGGTTGTCGCCGTCCTGCCCGCCTGAGGATTGGTTGCAGTCCCCGCCTCGGTCGAGGTAAGCGACGGCTCGGCCAGACTCATCATCTGCATGATCTGCGCTTCGCGCTCGAACGCTCCCGAAGGCAATGGTGGTTCGACCAGTGGTTTGATTCCGTTCAGATCGGCAACCTGCAGTTCGCGGAAGAGGCCGCGCACTAAAACTTCCGGCTCGACATTCACGCCGGTTCTGCGCAGGATGAACGGCTTCAGCAAATTCGTTATGTAATCAAAATTTTGCGCCACGGTGAGGTTATGCATGTTGTACAGATGCCTTAACAACCTGGGCGTCGAGTCGCCAAACGTCGAGATCAAGTCAGGCAGCGGGCACAAATCGGTGTAGGCGTACTTGCCATACAGATCACAGGAATACGGCATCCGCCCCAGCGCGCGGTCGCGCCACTTCTCTGAGCACCATGTGATATAGATTTTCCCGTCATCGCAATCCTGGGAGTGCTGCTCCAAGACGTTGAACTTTTTGCGTGGGCGGAGATTCAGCGGCAGGTAATATTCCTGTTCGCGCTCTCGTCCAATCGCCGCATTGAACATGTTGCGCAAATCTTCGTTCGGTTCGTTGTCGCGGAGATCTGAATCGCCGCCAGTGTCGATTAGTTCCTGCAGCGCAGCCGGATCAAATACAAAAGTTTCCTCGCCGGTCTCGGGATCTTCGTAGGTCATGCGCGACCACTTCTCCAGATTGAGATCGTTCACGGTGTACTGCTCAATCGCGTAGCTGGAGTTCTGGAGCGTGGAGGCATTCGGCTCAAGATACAAGTCGCCGTTAAATACAAATTTGACGATCGGCCCTTCGTACTGCTTCAACTCCTGGGGGACCGAGATCTCGGTACCGCTTTTCGCCATGAATCGGGCGATCTCGTCATCATCCATCTCCGGCCCCATCACACCGATGGCTTCCTCAATTTCGGGAAAACCTGCACCCTGCGAGCGCATGATGGCGGCGCGGTTGCGGAAGATGACTTCATTACCTTTCATGATGGCGCGCCGGAACCTCATCGTCCGGACCAGGGTGTCCCAGTAAAGCTTGGCGTATCCGAATCCGAAGGCTTCCGCAGCCATCACCACCCGAACGTCGTGGAAATTCTCATCGGATCGCGCGTACTGCTGCATTGCCAGCCCGCTGAGCATATCCGCAGTCAGCCCATCGCCTCCGATATAACGCAGCCGATATGGCTGCGCCGTCATGCGCGCGGCGTTCTTGCGGTAGATGATGTTCAGATCCGGCATCGCCACATTGGTGCGCGATTTGTCTTCCTGCTGTGTCTCGACTCCAGCGCGATCGCGTTTGAAGATTGGCGCAGTCTTGCACTTGAGCGCACGCCAGACTTCGGTCATCTCGTCGTAGAGATTCTTCCGCATCCATTTGCGCGACTCGTTCCGGCGCTCAATGATGTTCGTCACCAATCGCTGCTCATTCGGCATGATTGGCTTCGGTTTGGCTGCCATGTCAGTAGGAGAATCCGCGCGCCAGGGGTTGGAAGGTATCGCCGCGCACTTGCTCACGCTCGATGTAAATGGGATTTGAAAATTCCAGGTACCTAAGGAGGTCCGAACAATGGTTCCGCACCTTCACAGGTTTGCCGGTTGGATCTTGCCGCTCGACCTGCAGCGGCGTTAACTGCTGGCGGCGATTGGTTTTTAATTGATGGATCAATTCCGGACAGCGCTCGCCAATGATGTGAATGCGGCTTGTCTTGTGATACTCCCCGTCGTTCCCCATGCGCTCGATGACCTTCAGCCCTTCATTCACCAGTTCCACGCCGCTGTTTCGGTCCTTCTTGGCATCGTCGAAAAATGGGCGGCTGACTTCCAGATCGATCATGTGCTTCTGGTAGCGCTGCTGATAGTTCTCCTGCTCCGGGTCGTCATTCGTTCCCTTCCCGAAGGCGCGGGCGGCGTAGTCAATCACGCGCGCGAAGATTTCTTCTTCGAAGATTTCGCCCTTGTAACGATTCTCCGGGTTCTCGCCGCTTTCCAGATACTTAATGGTCTGGACGTAGTCTTTTATGTTTGGCCCTTTTTCGTCCTGCGGGCAGGGACCGGGTTTGCCGTGCAGGATGCCCTGCTGCCACTGATAGCAAACCTTGCTCGGCCACAACTCACGGTAATAGTGCCGGTCACCCCAGGGATCGGTTGCAGCCCACAAAAACGCGTGAGGGATGCCCGGATGCGGATCTACTCCCATCCGCCGCGTCCATTCAGGTGGAATTTCATGAACGGGATCGACGGTCACCTTTTCATTGAAGTTGAACAGCAGCGCGCCAAGGGTCGCCTCCGCATCAATCTCGTATTCCTTCAAGTACAAGGTGGGGTCGGTCATGCGGTGGTAAGCAGCCAGCGCCCAGGGCGAGAGATGCTTATTGATCTCCTGCACGTAGGTCATCTCACCCGCGCCTTTGTCCGGGTCGGCACTGTAGTGCAATCGCAGTATGGTGATGCCGTGCTGATTTTTCCAACTCGACATGCCGACGTGGGGATGCTCGACGGGCTGGGAATCTGGCTGCTTCTTAACCGCCAAAGAAGGCCTCCGGCGTTCGCGATTTCTTTTTTGGTTTCACGTAATGCGGCAAACCCTTCTCCTTCGTGGAAGCGAAATCACGGAGTTGTTGGTGACTCATGGATAAGACCCCGCGATTCTTTGCGTAGACCGCACTGGGATTATGCTCGGCAACGGCCATTAGGCGTCTTTGGGCACTGCTGAGAGCTGGAATATTGCACCTCCATGTTGGCCCGCAATCTTTAATGCTTGAGCAAGGAATCGCTCTTGTCCTAAAGCACCCTTCATGTCGTTACAGGGGAAACAACAAGGGACGCAATTTGCTCGCTCATAACCGAAATTGTTATCCCTGCGGTCTATACCATTGGCGAGGTAGGCCTCGAAGGTCGAGTATTTTCGCTGTGCAGGCAGATCTCCACAATAAAAGCATGGCTTGGCTGTAATCTCTGCAAACTCAACTAACGTGAGAGTAAATGACAATCGTCTGACTTTAGCTGCCCGAATACAAGCGCCATATGCTCTCCGTAGCGCTGCCCCCGGTTTTGGCTTTGGTGCTCTCCTCGCATTCGATTCTGGAGTGAAGGCGCCACAACCACAACTGGTGGATTTCTTGCCTCGCAGTACACCACCAACTCTTGTTACTTGCTTTCCACAATCACATTGGCAAAGCCAAGCGTGTTCGCGATGTGCTGTAACACCTGCATCTTTTAATACCAAAAGTTTTCCAAATCGCTGACCGAGCAGGCCTTTCGTGTTCCAATGTTGAGTTACTGATGGTCCTTTTACCAGTCGCAATTGGAATTGCGGACCTCGCACGATTCACTCCAACAATGAATGGCAAACCATGGACTACTCTCCAAAGAATTGGCTCGGTTTGAAGCTGCGTCCGCTGCGCGGTGCAGGCGCGCGACCCATGCGCTTGGCTGTCGGTCCCATGCCTCCATCCTGAATGGAATCGAAATCAAGCGGCCTGTTGTAATCCAGGGTAGGATTTGGCGGTCCAGAGGCGGGAGGTGGCATCGGACTGACACTGCGTCCCATATTCCCATCGTTGCGACCCATCGGACGCATGATGGTCTTCGGATTCGCGGCATTGATCGGTCCTTCGTCAGCGACAGCCATGCCCAGCGGCCGCTTGCTGCCAGTTCCGAGATTCGCTGGAGTCGTCTTCGGCGGAGGCGCGGCAGTATTTCCTACAATTGTCTTGCGCGGAGGTCCAGCGAGGTTCCCGACTACATCCTTGCGCACAGGCCGCGCTGTCGAACCGACCTCCGTCTTGAGTGGCACGGTGCTGGTCCGGCTGGTGACAGTCTTAATCGGGCTGCGCCCCGTGGGTCCGACGATGGTTTTCTTGGGTGGAAACGCCATATTGCCTCCTAATCTCTTCGCCAGATGCGGGCGCAAATGTTCTGGAGTGTTGGGCGATTTGTATGCCCGCTCGACGCCATCCATCATGTGATCTTTTTGCTTAGAATCGCCGAACATTACGGTAGACGCCTCCAGACGTACCTAACGAGCACCCCCACATAAATTGCAATGAGAACCAAAGCTATGAGCGGATAAAGGAAAAGCAAAATGAGCACCTTCACTGACCGTAAAAAGCATTCGACTTTCGTTTCGGAAATGAAATCTTCGGAGGCTTCGGCACAGTGAACTGCGTTGCCTTGAGTTGCGCAGCCGCCTGCTGCATCGGGTCTGCCGTCAACTGCTTCTCTACGAAAGGAGAGAGCGGTGATCGAAGCGTGCCGAGGCTGGGTCGTCCAAAAGATATTCGTGCCATGCTACTCGCCGTAAAATTGGGAAGAACTTTTTTCTTTCTTCTCGCCGCCTTTGAGGAAACCTAGCTTGTGCGCTTTCGCGCGAATCTTCGCGGCGAATGCGGGACCTCTATGCATGGCGGCGAACCCGACAGCGGCCCTGGCTCTTTTTTCGTCAGTTAACGGATAAGACCCGGTGCCACTCTTACTCGGTACACCGCGTTCCGACTTAGGAACAGCTTTCTTCTGTGCTTCTGTAAGGATCGCCATAACTACTCTCCGTACAACGGATTCGGCTTCCGCGCTGGACTGAAAGTTCGCTTCGGAAATCCTCGGCCCAGGCCTCTCGTTCTCCGCGCTCCCCGCGCTCCCCGCGCTCCCAACGGTCGAGGCGACAGCGGTGGAATCATGATGGGATTCGGAGGCTGATTGGGCATAGTTGCGGGTATCTGGGCAGCGCCCGGAGCGCCGGTAATATCATCGCTCGGAGCGGCGCTCATGCCAGTGTCCATGGGCGGTTGCAGAGTTGGAGTCGAGATGTTGCCCAGGCTTACGGGTTGTCCTTGGCGTCGTGACCATGCCATCATTTACCACCTCCCGATCACCACAGCTGCAACGGCCCAGCAGAAGAGTCCAAGCGGCGTCAAACTTACGCGCTGCAACTGGACGCGGAATGCGTCTAGCAGAAAACAGACGATTGCGACGATCATCAGTACTAAATGGAGAGTTGGCATTCAGGCCTCCTTACTACGCTTGCCCATATACAGATGGACCGGGCGGTGTCGGTGTTGGATCTGCCTTCGGGGTAACGGGAAAAGTTTCAGGGGAACCGGGAGCATTCGGTGCGACAGGGAACTGTGCGCCGGATATAGGAAAGATTAGGGCGAGGAACGGTTCCATATTTTTTCTCCTTAACGTCTGGTTTCGTGGTGAAACCATCCGACTTCGTCTGAAGAGATGGCAATGATTTGCTTGACCACGGGGCGTACCGCATTAAAACTCTGCTCTGCTTCCGGCAGAAATGCGCTCTCGTCTTGTAGGTACAACGTCGGATGGAATAGTCGAACTTGGTTCTCCCCAGCAGGCACCGCCAGGATATGCGAACCATTCTCCCGCTTTAGTTCGACGGAGTTTGTGACAACCACACGATTTCTTTCCTGCATCCACTCCGGTTGCCGCTGATAAAGAATGCGGCAGTAGTTGATGAGTGCCGTTGCCTTGTCTTCCTTCTCCGTTTGAACAATGCAGAAGATGTGTGGATACCACTGGCATAACCATGAAATGTAGCCGCAGGCCAGCCAGCTCGTCATCATTTCGCGGGATTTTGGAATGAATAAGGTGTCGTTCGTCAGCATGTAGCGCAGCGTGACCCTCAGATATTCCTTCACGGGGAAGGGCGCGACAGGCGGCGTTCCCTTATGCAGCCAGTGTTCGTCCTCGGTCGCGGTGTGCTGCGTAAGCCACAAGAGTGGCCCTGCTTCGAAGGAAGCCACGCGCTCGGCACACCGCGACCAGATCTGCCGCCTTGCCAGTTCCTGCTTGATCAGAATGTCGGTGATGACGCCCTCCCGCCTGCCCAGCGGGATAAGGGGAGTAGTCGGAGTACTCATAGTCGGAATAAGAAAAGCGGCGCGGCAGATGGGTCGCGCCGCTTTGGTGTTATTGTCCGGTTGGTGTTGCTGTTGGTGGTGGAGCTGCTGGCTGTTGAGTTGGATTCGGCACAAAGGCATGCGTCCAGCCTTGATGGGGGACGAATACCAGTTGGAGGTTGCCGCCTATATTGCCAAGTACTCCTCCTCCCGGTCCTCCGAGGCCAGGGAAACCCCCTCCGGGGCCGCCCGGTCCTCCAACTCCGCCCGGTGGAAAGCCGCCTGCGGGGCCGCCTGGTCCTCCCGGCCCGCCAGGAAAGATACCACCACCTCCTCCAGCTCCGCCGACTGGAAAGATTAACGCGACGAATGGTGCACCCATAACTTTTTCTCCTTTGTTCTACTAGGTTGGGGTTGATTATTGAATTTCGGTTTTGGGAGTGTCGATGATCTTGTTGGCAGCTTCCAGAATTTTCCGCTTGCGTCTCTCCACCGGCTCATCTTCCGGCCAATAGCCATGTTCCAAGTGATACATCAAATCTTCGTCGCTGCGCTGTCGGAGTTCGGCGGTGACATCGTTCACGTCGAGCTGGACCTTTGGCTTGCCCTCGCAGCGGTCGATGATTTCGGAAAGGGCCATGATCCGCGTCTTGTCGAGTTCCGGGTCGGGGTCGACCGCGCAGTTGATCAGCAAGTCCGCGATTCGCTCGGCATAGGTTTTTTTGGTCTTCGGATCGATGGACGCAAGCTTTTCGCGCAGCGCAAGCGTGACTAGAGTAAACATGCGCGCGGGTCTGCCGGAGGGATTGCCGGATTGTCCCTTGACCCAACGCTTACCCCTGCTGCTGAGGTTGGGATACTTATCGAGTTTGTCTGACATTAGGGTTTCGTGCTTTGGTGGCCGCTTGGTGGTGCGGGTGTCGAAGGCGCAGGTTGCGCAGGCGGCGTCATTGCCAAACCGGAGCTGTCGACAATAGGCGCACCTTTATCGACGCTAAACGATCCCGTCATGCTGGTGATGACACCCTGTTCGGCTAGCACTGGACCTTGGAGATTCTGGAGATCGGGACCGTAGTACTGCTGCATGATGCTCAAAGCGGCGGCGGGTGTCTGCGCGATCACAGTATTGGCATCGCCGCGATGATGATTCAGCTTGATCTTCGAGCTGAGATAGACAGTAAACCTGTACACGTTGGCAAGCTGGGTTGTGATTGCTTGCGGTGTTGGTGCTGGCGTTTGACCCGGTGACCCTGACCCTGATCCTGAGGTCGACCCCGTAGGTGGTGGTGTGTGGCCATGAGACTGTTGCGGTGGTTGCGCTGTAACCATGGGCTTTCTCCTTTTCGAAGGTGGCAAGTTCTTAGCTTCCAGTCATTGTTGTGAGTGCGCCGTAGACAATGGATGCGCCTCCGCTCACGGTTCCCAGATCGGTGCCGTACCACTGCTGTAGAACGGCGAGTGCATTGTTAGCATTGGCGGCGATCACAAAGACTTCATCACCTTCGTAACCTCCCATCCCCGCATTGCTTGGAGTCTGCGCAGGTGTTAAGGAAACACGTTTCACATTAAAAGCGTAACCATTCACTGTTTGCACTGCCATCTGATCACCTCCTATGATCCAATTCGAATGCCTGAGAGCATCGCGTAGAAGGCTTCGACGTCGGTGCCTTCATCAAAATCGTTCCATGTAACAAAGCCCAGGTACGGGCAGGCACCGGGCACGGTATTGAACGAGTCGAAGAATAACTTCCCCGCCTGCATGTCGAGCACGCGCGACGGCTGGCCGCCCCAGACGCTGGTTGCATAGTCGCGTGTCCCAGTCCAGGCCGAGAGATTGACACCGACAGGAGTAGGTTGCCCAGCGTCCATAAAGCGCAGGCATACCGCTGGTATTTTCATGGCGGCGTTGTTGTGTTGTGTCTGCAAATTGGTGACGCACGCCTGATTGCGCTGCTCCGAGTTCGCGATCGTCATGTTGATCGACGGCCAAGCAAAACCGGTTCCTTGCGCCAGAAAGTTGAGCGTGGGAAACTGCGCCTGCAGCGCTGTCATATCCACGCCGATGTTGAAATCCAGGACGAATTTCTCAGGCACATAAGCTGACGAGTTGAACATCGCCTGACTGGTCGGATCATTCAGCGCATTGATCACAGTCTGCAGATCCGGATTGCCCGTCGGCGAATTGATCTTCGCAATCCATGGGTCCATCAACAAAGCAAATAGCAGGCCGCGCTGCTGGCACTGCGTATTCCATTGCTGGACCGCACTATGCTGGAAGGTCGCTCCTGGCCCTTGCCATGTCATGATGACGCCTTGGACCTGCAATCCGTAGATGCGCGCCGTCATCATCACATTGATCTGGTTCTTCACCACATTCGGATCATTGGACAAGTAACTGTCCATGCGATGAATCCCGCCGTCCCCAAACCAAGGCATGACATGCATTAACAATTTCATCTCAGACCCCCCCTATGCCTCTTTCTTAGCTGGCGCTGAGGCAGTTCAACGGATCGTTCCGTTGCCATAGATCTTTCCGACCCCGGTGATGGTAGTGGGAATGATAACTGGCGGCGTCCCCGTGCCGTAAAATAGGTCGGCATTGAAGACTTGAATGGTGGGCGAGGTGATCGTGCCGCCCGTACCCGTCCCTCCCGGATTCGCTACTAGCTGGGTTGTGAAGGTAGTTCCCCACGCGGTGCTTCTTAAAGGTGGAGTGATGCACGGGCCGTTGGCTCCGCTGGGATCAATGTAAGTGCTGATCTGCGCGGCGGTGCCATAGACCATTGGTGTGGCATTCTGCCTGCAAAATTTCCCGGACGGATCGCCCAATTTGAGCATGTAGAGGTTCCAGCCAGTCGAAGCGTCCGCTCCCCAGCCCTGTTGTGGACAGTTAGCGTTGGACGAGGCTGGAGGTGTTACGGCACCGCAGAGCGATGGAGCCGTCAGAATGCAGTTGCCTGTAGGTGGTGTATTGTTACAGGTGCTTGGAATGGCCGGGTTGGACACTTGCGAACCTGACTGATTGGTCTCTCCGTTGGGATTCACCCGAGTTGCAACCACTGCATAACTGCCACCCGGCACCGACCCGCCAGCAGCATTCGAGACTGGAAAGCCAACTGCCGCATCACTGGTCGGATAACTAGGAGCATTGACCTGAAATGTCCCGTTGTAGGCAGGAAGGCTGACACCCTGAATCAGGATAGGTTCAGCCACTGCAGCCGTGAAATGCCCTGTATAAGTCGCCGTGCCGACATATGTGCTAGTAGCTGACCAGGACGCGTTGGTGACGTTCTCAACGGTATCAAGCGCCGTGTCGAGCACCATATTGGCGTGCGCCAGCTGCGCCGGAATCGAATAGGCCATCCCCGCACCCGGATCCGAACACGAACCAACTACCGGAGACGGATTCACCAACATGGGATGCGCAGGATCTCCGGGCCAGCATGTTCCGTCCGGCGCGTTGCCCCCAATCACATCTGGTCCGATCGGCGGAAAGGGCACCGAGCCCCACTTGGTCGTGAAAAATGATGGTTTTCCGCTCAGATAAAGCGAAGCTGGCAGATTGTGATTGGCTGGGACAAGATTCGCGGCGATGTAAGTGAAAGCACCGGGTATCTCCGATCCTGTCGTATTACCGGGCGTAACCGCGGGCGTTGTGCAGGTACCCCCCACCGTGCCGACCGCTTCCGTGCCCGTGCCGCACCACCGTACCCCTTGCGAGATAGTGTCGTAGTTGCCCCACCTGAGCATCCCTCTGGACACCAATCCATCGTCAGGAATTAAAGTACCATTCTGCGAATCGCCATCGGAGCAGTAGATCGTAGCTTGCGGCGAGCCGAAGTTTTGTCCACAGGTGTTGCTATTTTTCAGCGAATGGTAGTAAGTCGGATTCGTTTGTTGACCAAAGGTGCCCTGCACTGCACCGATGATGTTCGAGAAGCGGTTATAAGCACTGGCTTTAAAGGTGGTCAGGTTGTTGTTTTTATAGACCACCTGGAATCCACGCCGCCGTTCCCTGAAAAATGTCATGGGGCCGTAGGTCGTGCCGTGGATGTTGTCATGCGCAACCCCCACGGTGTCGTTGCCTTCGTAAAGGTTCCATCCGCCAAAATCGTGATTCGCAAAGTTCGCCCCGCCGAGATAGGGGATGTTGCCAGAATTATCGTTCCAGATGAAGCTGTAGCTGACGACCGTTCCAACGCTGCCACCTCCCATGTGCAGCGTGCCGCCATTGATGAACATATTGTTCTCAAGCAGCAAGTCGCCAGTGGCGTCGAAGGTCTCGATTCCGTAACTCAGGGAAGACCCTCGCTTCGTCCCGTAAAAGTAGCTATCCCGCACCGTGTCATGCCAACTGCCACTCTGAAACCAGATATGGTTTCTGCTTCCCGCAATGGAACGAATGTTGCGCACCCAGCAGTTGTAGCAGTGCCCTATGTTAATGTGTCCGCCGCTGGTATTCCCGCCATCATTGGTTCCATCAATCGTCATGCTTTCAATGCCCACATCATGGCGAAAGGCCGTGGCTGACTGCGTGAACCAGTAAACACCCGGTGCACGGGATGAACGCCAGTTGGTGGCGTAGACAGGAGTATCCAGCGTGATGGTTCCTGCGGTAGCCGAAGCAGGCTGCGACGAGGCCGCCACTCTCGCAATCTGCACCTGCGAGCGATAGCTATATTCTCCCGGCGTGGTTCCAGCTTGAGCAGGCGTCTGGCACGTAGGCATCCACGGATGTGAGCTGCCGTTGAAGTACGAATCTGGACAGATTCTCCCATTGGTGATGTTGCCCGGATTGACGATACCAGCCGCGCCCGAAACAAAGATGCCTCCAGTGTCGACCGTGGCGAGACAAGCACTTGAGTTGTAACTACTCGGACCAGTCGTGGAGCAAGTTGCAAAAGGGGGCACATTGCTGCCACTTCCGGGCAGCGTGTATGAAAAGGTCGCAGGCGGCCCTACAGTCGTGGCTGTAATCGACGCAACACATCCTTGCAGCGTAGTCGAGCCCGTAGGATTCGACTGCGGAGTCAGCAGTGTAGTGCTGTAAAAACCAGCCTTGTTCACCTGCGAAACGCTGTTCCCGCTGCCGATGCCGAGCGTGACTCCGACGCATTTGCCTACAGCAAATTCAGGCGGAAGCGGCGATACCATAGCCGTGCAGGTCGCTACCTGACCCGACGATGTGCATCCGGTCAGGTAGACATCATCATTGCGCTGATCCATGATGATGATTTGTCCCGGCTGAGGGAATCCCGCACCTGTCTTGTAGACGCAGCCTGACAGGGTCAGCGTCTTCGTTCCTTGAGCGTACCCAGCTGTCCACGAACAGCCGCCTGCATAACCGAGGTTTGCACCGGGATACTCCTGCAACCCGCCAGATACGCAAAACGTGTTGGCTTGCGTGCCACACTCCTGTTGACCCAAACTCATCGTCCGCAGAATGGTTTGATCCGGTCCTGAGCCGCGGACAGTGAGATTGTTGATTACGTTCGTGTAGATCGTGTTGTAGTTCGCACCAAACGTGAGCCCGTTGACGATGATGAACGTACCTGGACCCAGCAGGAGGTAAGTGTTCGGCTGGTTCACTCCGCAGAACTGGATTGCCTGATTGATGGTGTTGGCATCGGTAATATCGGCGTTCCCGGACGGCACCACCGCGTTGTTGACGATGTATTGCTGATTTGTAATGGACCCGGCAGGGATCAGGCATTGCGCTCGGTTGGTCGGAATAGCAAAGTGCGCACCCGTCGTGATGTTGATGCAGCATCCCGCACCGCTCCAGTCGATCGCTCGCGATGGGTCGATGATGCCCGTCCAAGGAGGCGAGCCCTGCGCTCGTACTTCGTGCACAGCTCCGAACAGCAAGACGAGGATGAGGAATACCTTGCGCATCATTCAAACCTGCAATAAGATCCTGCCAGCATCGAACCTGTACCGCTGCTAGTCGAAGCCTGCGCGGATACTGTGCCTCCGGCAGCGGGGGCACTCAGAACACCGTCAATGGTTGTCGAATAACTGGCACCCACGCTGATCGTCACGCTGCCCAGAGCAATCGTGGCTGAACCCGTCGACATCTGCGCCAGATTGACGTAAGGCGCAGTGCCACCCCAAAGAACTCCCGTGTACCAGGTAGGTGCATTGGGAGTGCCTGAGAAATTCACAATGAAACTTATATTGGCGGTGCCGGTCCCGGCGGTGAATTGCCAAGGAATAACGCAATGCACGATCCAATCTTTTTGGATGGCGGGAATCGTCCTAGTACAAATCGTTCCCGGCGTGCTGGTAAAGCTCACAGCAGCTACCGCGGCGCAGGAGTTCGCGCTGCGAATATACCCGGTCTCAAGGCCGACCGTCTGCGCCGCACCCACGCCTAAGATATTGGGCGCGATTCGGGAGAGGTTCGTGTCGGGTGTGTTACTGATAGCGGGTGCCCAGGCAATCATGCTGGTACCCAGCGAGAACGTATTGCTACCAGTGATTCGGGCAACCTCTAGATTCCCGCCACAGAAACTGAGAATGCTGTTATTGATGAACGAGTATCCAGCACTGCCGCCTGCGTTGATCACCTGATTTCCAGAAGAGCAATTGCCAGTGGGCACTTGGATGGTGCCTGAGAAGACGAGCGGCCCTGTGCCAGTCGCGGGTGCTGTCAAGGTAGAAGTGCCACCGCTCGCGCCCGTCAGCGTCAGCGCTCCGGTACTGCCGTTATAGATCATGGTGCTGGCGCTGACTGTAGTTGCGCCGCCCGAAGCCGGATAGGTCGCTACTGCATTCGCCGAACCGTTGTTGGGGGAAACTGTGCCGCTGCCCGTGACCGGCGTCTGCCACCCTTGGGAACTCCCCGCCGAATTCATGCCCCAAACTTGATTCGCCGTCCCACTGGTTGTGATCGCAGCCGCTGAAGCAGCGGTTCCAGTGGTGTTCTGGTTGAGCGTGGAGATAAAGGTCGCAGGTATGGGATTGGTTGGACCATAGCTTGTAACCCAGCTGCTCGACCCGGAGTAATTGGGAATCCCAGCCGCTGCAGGCCACACCATGCCAGCTGGAGCGGGACAAGGGGCAAAAGTGCCAGTACCCAAGAGGCAGTCGGTTGCATTCCCGCTACCTACAATCGCTGCACTGATATTGCCATCGGTGCCGTTGTTGGCGAAGGTAATCGAATGACCATTGGCGGGAACTGCTGGTGACGTCGCATTGAAATTCGCGATGTTGGTATTTAGATTCGTTCCATTGACCTGCACTTCGGCAATGGTGTGCCATCCTGTGCCATTGGAATTGATCAATGGAATCGCACCCGGCCCGATCCCGATGCCGCCTGTTCCTGCTGACAATACCGGCAGAGTCCCGCCCGCGCCCGTCATAGCAATGCCACCCGTGCCGGTCAAATTGACCTGGGGTGTAGCGATCGTCTCTGTCGACGTGATCGTGCTCGCAGTCGTCAGACCATCGTCGAAATGAGGGTCCGAACTGACCTGGGTTGCTGCAGTGTACAGGGCGAATTGATTGATCGTGCCGCTTGCCACTGTGCCCGATCCGCCGCCGCCGCCGATGGGATTTCCGAGGTAGGTAGGGTTGACCAGAAAATTGCACCCGCTCATCTCGCAATTCAAATAAGGCTGATAACCGGAACCGGAAGTGTTCGCACCGGCCAGCACGACCCCGGCGTTTCCTCCGCTGGCTGTGCCGCTGCCGTGCGCGAATACGAATGCAACCCCGTTCGTGTTCGTTATGCCATAACCGCCTGTGGGAAACCACTCCAGCGAGGCATTCGGAAGCGTGTAGGGAGATCCATTGAGCGCGCCCGATGCTGTCAATACCTGCGCTTCGACAAAACCGGAAGCCGCTTTCACTCCCGTATCAACCGCGCCTCCCGTACCATTTCCGGCCAGCACATTGGTTACAGCTGGCAGGCCTCCACTCGGAGTTGTGCACGCCCAGGTTGTCCCGGTCCATGACAGGTACTGCCCGCTGGTGCAGCTTGTCAGCAAGCCGAGGGTGAAGCCGGATTGGGTTAAACCACCATTGGCCGTCGCTCCCGTGATCGCTCCACCTGCACCGGCAGAAGGACAGGGAGCAAACTGACCGTTCCCCAGCAGGCAACTGTTCGGGTTACCGTCGCCCCTGATCATTGCGCTGATCTGGTTTCCCTGCCCCAGCTGCCACATCACATTGATGCCATAAGCCTGGGGAGGCGGGATCGAGTCGTTGAAGTTCACCGGATAAGTTGTGGGCGCGGTTCCATTGACGGTGATACCGCCCGTGCCGCCCCCGCCACCGGCGAGCTGACCGCCGAAGACGTGATAGCCGGAGGTCGCGCGCGTACAGCGAAATCCAGGGGGACATTGCAACTCATTGACGCGTGGGGGAATTCGCACGATGACAGGATTCGGCTGAGGTTCAACGATCACACAGGGAGTGAGTTTAGGCCGAGTTGCGGGTTTCTTCTTGGGCGATGAAGGCGCTTTCGGCGGCACCGTCGGACAAGGCTGTCCATTAGCCTGCAATGGCTGGTTCTGGGGCGTTTGCGCCCTCAGCAATGACACAAACAGACTGAAGATAGCAAGCGCTTTGAGGAGTTTCATGGGCGGGGAATTACGATCGAGATTCGAGCAAGAGGCTAGTCGCTGACGGACGCTACCATCCTATACAGATGTAAGACAATACATCGGTTCCGGTTCCAGTCATTGCGAATTGTGTTCCGCTGGTAGGAACAAACTTCACCGACTGCGTGCCAGTCTGATCATTACCGACGCAGTTATAAGTATTCGAAGCCGTAAACGCCGCACTTCCAGTTAAGGTGACCGCACAATCAGTCCCCAGGGTGCAGCGGTCGGCAACAAAATGCATCGGGAACTGTTGTGTACTGTTGTGGTTGTAGCTGATGACCCCTGCGCTCAGATTCGGCACTGGAGTCGTGCTGGTAACTGACAGCGGCGCTGTCCCTGTGGCTAAGGTTGAAGTGATCTGACCCGGCGTTGTAATACTGGCAGGAGCAATAGCGCCACCGGAAGCGAATACTCCGAGGTTATCCGAGAATGCAGCGACGGTATCGGCGGCACTTCCGTTATTCGTCATCTTCCAGCGATGCGCGGTAGCATCCGCCCAAAAATCATCGAGGCCTGCTCCCTTGTTGAAGGTTGGGGCATTGCCTTCCGTTCCGACGAATGCTCCGTTGGCGTCCATGATTAACTGATTGCAAGTATTAAACCGTCCTACCTCTCCGGCCCCTGCGCCCTGCGCTCCGCCATTTTGGTTGTTGAAGACTTGCATGGAATAACAGGTAACGCCGGATTCCTTGGGTTGCAAGAACCATGTAGACTGCACCCCCTGCAAGCCCAGGCGCGGCAAGTGCGCCGATCCATCCCGCACCACATCCAAGTTTCCAACATACTGCCCGGTAGCAGGCAGAGTTGATGCCCCCAATGGATCTGTCGTGTTGAACACATAGGAACCCGTCGTGCTGCCTTGGGTTACCGTGGTGCCGGTGGGATTGTAAGTCAGAGTATCCAGTTCCATGTAGCCAGTGGCGAGATTGGTGCCAATTGCCGCTCCCTTGCCAGGAATCTGCCATCCTACACGACCGGAACTGGAACCATTGACAACCGTCAACATGCCAAAGGAATTCGTTGCAGTGGTGGTAGAGGTCACGAATCCTTGAGTGCACCCGGCACACTGATATCCAACCGCCCAGGGAACCGTGTCGGCATTGCTTCCGGCGAGCATGTTGCCGGTAAGGTTAAAACCAGTATTGAATGTGCGGGCGCCGCTGTTAACGATGTTCATGAATGCACGCCGCACTCCTCCAGCTGTCTTTTGGCCTATGCTGTATCGGAATCCGGTTACGTCGGGGTATGCTCCGATCGCCTCCTCTAAAACATCATTAGCTGCCCAAGGGAAGGTATTGGTTTCAAGAACCACCTGACTACTCGACAAACCAACAAGCACCTGCAACACTTTGGCGCAGGGACGAATAGTATAGCCACCCGTTCCCGGTCCATAACCGTGATAGGCGGCATCCCCTGCTGTGCTCCAGCTAAGCATACTCAGGGCCGTATTCGAGGATACTCCTGTAATGCGGTACCAAGTATTCAGTGGCCCATTTTGTCCGCTACCATTGAAAGGCGCTCCGTTAAAGGTATCCGCTGCCAACGTAATGCACCCTGGTAGGGTGGCATCGCCGCCAACCATGCTATTGGTCCAGGTGGTTCCAGATCCGGTAAACGCCGCGCCTGTGATACTACTGACAGTCCCGGTCGTATAGGATGGCTCCGTAAGGTTCACTACCACGCCACCCTGCCCCCAGGGAGTAGGAGCACCTATGGTCATTTGAATCAGAGTTGCTGGAGTTACCGTAGTGCCGCTGGGATAATTACCAACCACAACTCCCGATATAGTTCCGCCAGCAACAGCAGTAATTTGCATGGCAGATTCTTGCGGACTCCCGGTTGCCACCTCCCGGCCAAGGACTACCCAGTCATTCACATTACATCCCGTGGTGGAAGCGACCGTGAAGGCCTGGGCGGTAGACGAGGCTGATAAAATTTGCGTGGTCGTAGTATTGCAGGTTGTCGTAGTAACCGACGACATTGAATTGCCATTTAACTGCGTGGGCTGCGACAGCGTAGATACCGACTGATAGCCAGTGCCTTCATCGCCCGTAATCGGAGTATTCTGATAAGTAATCGCCCTGGTCTCCGCGAAACAATCGCTCTCCGAGGGATAGCAGTTCTGGTTTTCACTCAGCAAGAATCGCTGTCCTGCTCCCTGCATGAAACCGGTAATTGCCAAGGGCTTGAATGTTTTTTTACCGCGTGTTACGGTGCCAGCAGCATTAGTGTAGAGTGCCTGCCCATTTTGAACCTGCTCCCAAAGTTCCAGGCCATTTTCATTACTATAGGAGCCGGGAGTTGAGGTACTGGAATCAGTTGTAATAACAAACCGTCCCCAACGGCGATCAGTCGGATCATTCCCACTTTGGGAATCAGTGACTGCGATCTCGTTCGTGAAACTTGCCGGGGTAGCCATACCATTAGCCTGGAAGAGCGTTCCCGCTGGGGCGTTAGAAATACCTCCGAGTACACCGTTATTATTAAATTGAACCTGTGTATTACTGCCACCCATGGAATAGACGGGCGAATCCATCACCCACGCGGTGCCATTCCAGTGCAGATAGCCCGAAGTAAGGGCAGGCAGGGGCTGCGATCGGATGCCGATTACATTCTGCGAGCTGGCAGTTCCGGAGAGATCTCCGCCGAAAGTAGTGACCGGCGAATCCATGACCCAGGCTGTACCGTTCCAGTGAAGATAGCCGGAACTCAATGCAGGCAGCGGGTGCGATTGAATGCCGATTACATTCTGCGACGTCGAAGTGCCGCTGAGATCGCCAGCGAAGGAAGCAACACCGCAGGCAGCATTGGCGGGAGTGCAGAGAATCGAAGGAGTGCTGCCATTCACGGTGAGATAAAAATTGCCGTCATTCGAAATACCCATCGACGAACGCCCCACAGCTGACGGTGCCATCGGGGACGCGGCAGGGGGACTGTCAACGATGTAGGCACCGTAGACGTACAGCAGATCTTCGTAAGTCCCCGTGCCGAGTACGTCGGTATCCTTGCGGTAGGTCAAGGTCAGCGAGTCGTCGGTGAAGAGAGGATCGCCCGCGACTGCGGTTCCCGTGGTCGGGTAAATCGCGATTTCGTTGGCGATACCGGGATTGACCGTACCGCTGCCGGTACCGCCGCCGCTATTGGGCACTTGGCCGCCCAGCACAAGGTATTCCGAGGTCGTGGTCGGCACGCCGGTGGTGTTGTGGGTTTGAGGATTGGGGGCGAGTCGCGCGGCAGGTTTTTTCTGTCGAGGCTTCTTGGTCGCTGAGGACTTGGATGGCGCTTTCGGCGGGGGCTGCGTCTGCGTTTGCGCCATTACCGCTGCGATGAGCAAAGCGAGAACAGCGAGGAATTTCATTGGCTGGGAATGACCATCACATTAAGCCAGGAATTTTGCGTAGGCGGACCTTTGGCGTTGCCTGCTTTGACGATCATGCTGCCGGAGGTTGTCCAGGTTTTGGCGGCGAAAGTTACAGTCGCGTTGTTGGGGTAGGTAAAGCCGGTGTAGCCGGAAGCGGAGAGACCAGCGCCGCTGGCTGCTGAACCCGTCTGATTCCCCTGCGAAGTGGCGTAGTTCGCATTGTTCACGGTGTCGGTCACCCAGGCGACGAAGACCCCGGAGTTGTTGGTCACATAGAACATGCCATAGGACAAAAACACGCGGCAGGGGCAGCCCGATGCAGGCATGGTGATGGCCGCCGAGATCCAGTTGTAGTCGGTCGACGCCGCCAGGGTTCCGCTGTCCACCGTCAGAACCGTAGTGGCGTCGTACTGGATGCCGCCAGCGGTGTTGATGCCGCTGGTGACGACCCAGTTCACGCCATTGCAATAAGCCGAGACGTGATTGGTTCCAGCGCCTGTAATGGTCGCGCCATTGATGCTGGTGGCAGAGTCGGTGATGGAGGCGATGGAACCTTCGTAGGGAGAGGAACAGGCGGGCAGCTGGGAGAACACATGCGCTCCGGTTTGCAGTTCAACGCCCGTGCCTTGGGCGTCGACCTTTACGCAGGCATGATTCGTCATGGTGCCGCTGTTGACGGGGGCCAGACAGTGGATCGAATAATCGTTGGTATTGGTCGACCCGCTCTGGGTCATGGTTTGCGCGACCACACCCTCGTTCAAAGTTGTGGTGTTGCCGGTTTCGTTCACCGCAGCACCCATCAAACCGCGCCGCGTGGTCACGGTGGTGTTGATCGATTCCGCCGCCTCGAAATATCCTCCCCGCTCTTCGGTCTCGGCCAGACCAGCATGGACTGTCCCGTAAACACCGATTCCCAGTGTCCCCGCCGAAACGTTCGAAGCGCCAGAGTTGACGAACAGTCCGGCATTCAATCCACTAGAGGTGGCGGCGTTGTTGTTGAAGAGGATCTGTTCGCCAGCGCAGCCGGTGATACCGGGGTTGATGGTGAGGGGCAGGGTGGTATTGCCCGAACAGTTCGCGGTCGCGCTCTGGTTCATGACAGTACGCACAGCGGGGTCGCCCCCCAGCGGATTAGGAGTTCCAAGCTGGATTTGGTTAGCGCCCGCAGAAATGGAAGAGTTCCCCAGAGTAGTCGAAGCAGTCCAGACGGGCACAAAACCCGTGCTGCCCGAACCCGACACGCCACCACCCCCGCCGCCCGCTGGTGTGTCGAAGACCCATGCGGTGCCGTTCCAGTGGAGATACCCCGAAGCCAGCGAGGGCAAAATATGCCCGGAGACGCCAATCACGGTTTGCGACGTATTCGTGCCGGAGAGATCCCCGGCGAAACTGACGGCTCCGCCGCCGCCCGTTCCACAGGCACCATTACCGGGCGTGCAGACTTCCGAGGGCGTGCTGCCGTTGACGGAGACATAAAAGTTCCCATCATTCGAGACGCCGAGGGAAGAACGTCCGCTGAAGGACGGGAGCATGGGTGATCCGGCGTATGGCGTGTCGAGCAGGTAGCTGCCGTGGATGTAGAGCAGCTTATCGACGGTCGAGTTGCCGTTGACGTAGGTATCGTGCAGGTAGTTCAGGGTGGCACCGTCATCGGTGAAGCTGGGGTCGCCCGCGACCGTGGTCCCGGTAGTCGGGTAATAGGCGATCTGCGTACCTTGTCCGGCGCTGACCACGCCCGAACCTGTGGGCGGAGGCGGAGGAATCGGGTAGGGGTACTGGACGACGCAGTTGGTGGTGAGGCCTTCGGAGCATTGGGGCGCGCCGTCAATGTCGAAGACTACGCAAGGGCTGGGGCTGCCGCCACAGCTTTGAACCTGATAGTCGATCGAGGGGCCGGAGACGCCGTTAAAAATCGGCGTGATTCTCCAGCGGCTACCGCCCTGCACCGTGCCGCACCAGATCACGTCGCTGCCGTAGAGATTCGTCTGCCATACGCCATTGGTGGTGCGGACATCGAAAGGCACGAAAGACACAATCGTGATCGAACCATCGGAGTTCACCACCCGTCCGGCATTCCCACCGCAGTAGCGCAACTCGATGCGCGCCAGCGTGTTTTGCGCAGGCGTGCCGGGCGGGAGCTGCAGGGTGCCGGAAACCGTTCCCATGGTCGGGTAGGGGGGATTGGCGGGGGTTGAAGTCTGTATAGGGCGAACAGGCATGCGCGGCTGCTGCTGGGCAAAGAAAGGGGAAACCAGAGCGAGCAGGAGGAGAGCAAGCGCCCTCACCACGCACCTCCTGCGGGCACCAGTTGCATCACGGTCGTACCTGCCGAGTCCATGCGCTTCCATTCGCGCCCGCGCAGGAAAGTTAAATACTTTTTGCCTTTGCCCACCCAGCGGGCTTCGAGATAGCGGACGTAGTCGCCGCGCTCATCGCGAAAAACGATGTGTTCGGCGATCAGTTCATCGGCTTGGCCGCGTGACAGGTGACGGTGGGAGTCGCAGGGCGGAATGGTGCCGTTTTGTTCGAGTTCAAAAGCCTGGGCTGGGCTGAGAATGCAGATTTTGACGCCCATTCAGTTTCCCCTGTTGAGGACACACCTGGGGTGTCATCATCAGGTCGCGGTGAAGCAAGACGCCTCGCGCAGGGCCGACTGGAGGTTTCGCCGGGAAGCGATGTTAGCCAGTCGCAGGGAATGAGGGGATGATTCCCTCGGTATGGTTCCAGAGTGTAGCACTCTGGGAAGGCGCGAAGGCAAGGGAAATTTTTTCTACTGGGGTTCGAGCGAATGTTCCCGGCAGTATTCGCGGGCTTCTTGCTCAGTCTCAAAGTTGCACACTTGCACGCCTCCGGTTGGTTCGCCCATCGGGCCGCAAGGAACCCAACGCGATCCACTCCACGCTGCATCGCGCAGTTTGGGGTGTCCAATAAACCAGCGATCAAAAATGCCTTGGTTGAGAATACACTCTTGACGTTCCTGGTAGGGAGTCCAGTTCGGATTGCCGTGCATGAGACGGTTCACCGTCGGTATCAGAATCGAGAGAGGCACACCACGATCCGAGCGTGAAACCGACATGGCAGACCCAAGTGCCATTAAAAGCACGTCATAGTCGGCGCGACTCATGGTGAGCAAGACTTCGCCCTTCTGGTTCTCACTGTAAGCCATTCAGGTATTCCCCAAATCCTTAGCCTCTAAAATCAAGCCGCCTTCGATCCCATTGGATTTCCCCAGCGACTCGATCAGGTAATGCAGGACCATGAAGGCTTCGACCGGACCTTCGGTGCGTTTGATCAGTTCATCGAGCATCTCATTGCAGATTCGGCAATAACGTTCGGCGTTGGCCTGGAGATCGATTTGGATGACGTCCGTGTCACCACGTTTCAGGCTTTCGAAAAACTGGCGGGCTTCTTTCATGATTGGACCTTCTGGTAATTCTCGCGAAACAGATCGTGCGAGCGTTTGATGGTATCAGTCAGGATTCGCCGGGGCATCGCCGAATACTTCTCCGCGAATTCGCTGAGTGCGCGCAAGAGCAGAGCATCCCACTTTCCGGCATCGATCAGCGATCCGCAGCCGGTGCAAGCCAGCCAGTCACCCTTCGAGCGCAGCTCCTTGTACCCCAGTCTCTTGTCGAGCGAAAAATCCGGGCATTGAAAGCGGCGCGCAGGATTGGGCCGCGAACAAAAATCGCAGATGTCTTCCTCGCTCATCCTCATGCGCAGTTCGGTCATAGCTTGCGCTCCAGTTGAACGATACCGTTTTCAAATGGGGTTAGATGCTGGCGGATCTCGTCTAGGTCGTGCTCGCTGGCGTCCTCGAAGGTAAAAGTGAAGCGCGATTCCGGAGTCGCATACTTCTCAGCTTCGGCAATCTGTAACGCCTCATGAATCAACTGGGCTAAGTCTAGCGGAGTTCTGGCATGAGGTTGGATTTGCTTCAGGTGGGAGATGAAATTTTCCAACCACTCTTCCTGCTGCCCCTCAGCCAAAAATCGGTGGCAATTCCCGCAATATCGCTGTTCTACATCCTGCTGGTTATAGCTGATCATTCCGCAGATGAGGCATCGAATCCATGCATCATCAACTGCAATCTCGTAGTTCACTTCTTCTCCCGCTCCTCTTTGTCCACTGCCCCAACCTCCTACGCGGCCCCCGCATCGCTGCGATTCTTCTTGGTCTCGGCCACTTTCTGCCTGCGCAGCATTTCCGCGCTGCGTTCTTCCGCCGTCATCCTCGCCCAGTATCCCTTCTGCTGTGCGGAACGCTCTACGCGATTTTTGCCCGCCGCACTTTTCCTGAGTGCATAAACTTGCTTCTTGCGCCATGCCGGATCTTTCCAGCGCTTGATCATGCGCTTGCGCAGTTTCTCCTTGTATTCCGGATCACGCATCCAGGCGTGCGTGGCCGAGGCAAGCTTTCTTCCATCCTTGCCCCGCTTGACCTCGCCCCGCCTGTGTTTAGCCCAGCGGGCGCGCTGCGCGGCGGCGATGCGCTTGCGCCCAGCCGTGCTCATCCTGTGATTCAGTGCTCGATGACCAAGTGCATCATCATGTAGCGCTTCGAATTGCGGGATGGCCCGGTATCGCCCAGCTGCCGCGCCGTTTTGCCGCACTTCGGGCACCAGCTCGGTATGCCCCAGCTGTTGCCGTAGCGCCGAGGCTTGTAGTAATCGACCCAGCCTATGGGCAACTGCGGGGAAAGTATACGCACCGCCCGTTTGACTTGCGAAGGCGTCAACGTATTCCTCAATGGTGCGATAAAAGACACCGAATTCGAATTCAGCTTCTTGCGCGGTACCACTGCCAGGCTGGCCACCATGCTGTTTTCTCCTCATGTGGAATTTAGAGTTCCTTTCGAAGTGGGTAGGGGTTTGGAGTTCTCACCTGTTTACTCTCCTTGCTGTGCCATGTCAAGAACAGGTGTACCATCTCAGGAACACCGTCACGCTGCCTTATCCACACTCTGCATCTCTGGCCGCAGGCGCTCGCCGCAATGTTTACAAATCTTTACTTGGTAAGCCGCCGGTTCCGGACCGGAGCAGACGCAGTAGCTGTGCCACCACCAGCTGGCGCGTTCGTCGTAGAAGCGGGAGTCGCGCTCCCGTGTGGCGCATACCCAGCAGCTCGTCGACTTGCGCGCCATGGTAAGGGCAGAGCAAAGATCACCACCTGTGCAACAGCTTTGATCCCTCGATGCCCACGTACTTGCCCGCGACCCTGCCCCAGCGCGCCTTAAAAACTCTGAGATCCACATGCAACGTGCCATCTTCGTGAACTCCGATCCCGCCCGATTCAAAGCCGTGCACTCTCTCGGCGAGGTCGTACATCTCCTGCAGCGTCTTGCCAGCAATACGAATATCCGCAGCGCGTCCCTGCATATGCGCCGCCTTCGACACCCCCCTGGCCTCGGCGTTCTGTTTCTCGCATCTATAGGCGCACACGATCTCGATCTCGGCCTTGGCGATCTTGCGCAGCTTTTCGAGCGCGGGCAGAAGCCGCTCGTCCAGATCGCATTCCCCGCAGCAGGCGCACTGCATCTGCTCACGGGTAAAGTGTTCCGGTTCGGCCCACTGGGGAAACGCCGGGAAAGGATCTTCGCAGCCCCTGGGGCAGCCCAGCCCGCTCTCGACCGGCTGAATCACTTCTCCGCAATGTCGGCAGTAGAACTGCATGACGGTTTCTCCTTCTGCTTGGCGGCGGGAGCAAGTTCGGGATGGTCCTCCCGCCAGCGCCGCGCTATTTTCTCGAAGTACTCGCTCCTGTTGGCGCGACAGATCGCGCAGAGCAGTAATTTCTGGTTTCGTGGCAGAGGAAACGTAGACCACAGGTAACTGTCCGGATAGATCCATCCACACTTCGCGCACGCCTTTCGCATCCCCGGCCTCCTTCAGCTTCTGGTAACGTGTTCCCGTTTCTCCGGCTTGGCTTCCGGGTGTTGCTCCCGCCAGCGGATGGCCAGCTGCCGGAGGCGTTCCGCTAGGGTGCCGGTGAACTCGATCCGGTGTTTGCCCCAGCACCTGATTCGAGATCTTCAGGGCACAGATCCCGCAAACCTTCCGCCGTTTCGTGGTCGACGTTACCAGGGGGTGAAGATAACTTTCCGGGTAACTCCATTTGCACTCCCGGCATTCGTCACGCAACTCTGCGCTTTTCTCTGACAATATTCGAGCAAGTCCTCCACCATGAAAATCAACTCCACCACCCCCAGGTTCAGGTCCCAGAACCACTCGTCGACAAACGGTGCTTCGTTGTAGGCCTCGACAAACGCCGCCACGTCGTCCACCCGCTCCAGACCCCCCACCCTTCGCACCGCGTACTCGACCCGCGCGGGCATCCGGGGCTGAACCCGATTGGAGATATGTTCCCGCAGGAACATTTCCCGGCATTCCCTGGCATACTCATACGCCAGCAACGGTACTTCCCGGCTGATGCTCGTTTCCTCGCTCATAACTTTTTTCCTCTCCGGCTTCGCCGCCCAACACGCGATGCGACTTCCAGCTTTTTCATCAGCTTTCCTTCGTCCACTCCCATTCGCGTTCCTCCTCCGTCCTCCAGTCCCACTCCGCCCTCAGCTCCCCATGCCGCCGCAACTCATGCACCCTCTCAAAACTCCTGCACCGGCAATATGGCCCCACCACAATCTCCTCATGCTGATAACTTGCCGTCGCCGCCCTCCGCTGCCGCTCCATCTCTCGCTTCTCCGCGCTCCGGTTATAGCTGCGAGTTCCCACCCCATAACTCGTTACCAGATTCGTCAGCCGGAAATCCTCCTCACTCCCGCTCATTGCGTGCTTCTTTCCCAAAACCTTCCGTAGGACCCCTTGAAGTGCACTGCCACCGATCCTGTGGGACCTTCGCGCTGTTTGCCGATGATGATTTCCTCCTCGCCCGTGGGAACTCGACTCTCCGCCTCGGGAGAGTACAGCAGCAGCACCACATGCGCGTGCGCCTCGATATCACCCGACTCCTTGAGATCGATCATGGAAGGTCGGTCGTTGATATTTCCGCTCAACGGACGCCTCAGCTGCGACAAGGCCATCACCGGCACACCCGTCTGTTTCGCCAGAATGCGCAATGCGTTCGAAGCCTCACTCACACTCTCGCGCCGATCCCGTCCTTTTGCCTTGATCAGTTGCAGATAATCCACGATCAGCAAAACTGCCCCTGTTCTTTGAACCGCGTAGCGTGCCGCATTTAGCACATCCTCGACAGCCACCAGATCATCGTCGACAAACAATGGAAGTATCTGCAGATCATCACGCTCATAAGCAAGAACCCGCTCCCAGTGATTGAAGGGATTGCGCATTACATCCGCACCAAACTTCATGCGCAGCAGACGATGGATTACCTGCGACCTACTCATTTCCAAGGACCCCAGCCACACCGGCTTGCCCTGCTCGGCAAGATGAACCGCTGCCTGCAAAGCAAATGCGCTCTTGCCCCGCCCCGCCATGCCTCCCACGATCCACAACTCGCCCGCATTGATTCCCGTCGTTGCCTCATCCAGATATCGAATTCCTGTCTTCAATCCCTGCTTCGATTCATCCCCCATGAAGCGATCACGAATTGCCTCCATCACCCCGGTCGAGGTTTCCCCAATCCGCAAACAACGCTCGCGGGGTATCTCCACCTGATTGATCTCCGCTACGAGTTCCTCCTTCACCCACTTCTCATCCTCGCCTTCCCCAATACGCGTGTTCGCGAGTTCAATCAGCTTCGCTATCCTCCGTCGATTGGCCGCCTCCTTCACCCGCTTCGCATAAACTGGCACGTACCCGGCCAGCGGTATCTCGTCCATGATTTGCGCAATCAGCGGCGCAGTATGCTTAACCCCTTCCTTCTCCAGTTCCTCGTACACAAAATTGAAAGACAACGGCAGCCCCTTCTCCTTCACCGCTGCCATCGCCCTCCACAACTTGCGATGCTCGTCCAGCAGAAAATCATCCGGCCCAACAATCACCGCAGCTTCCTCTACCCCCGTTTGCCAATCCGTCGTCAAAATCGCGCACAACAACGTCACATCCGGCGTAAATTCCATAACTCAATTCTCCTTCCCCGGTTCTTTAATCACTCCCCTTGCTTCCAACTCCTTAACCCACTCCCCTTGCCGCGCCTCTACCTGCTCTCTTGACAGATATTCAGGCGGTGCCATCTGCCGCAGCTCTGCTATCGATGGAAACTTCTTGCACTCACGAAACGCTCTTTGGAACGCTTTCTCCAACGAGCAGCGGTTTATCTCGCTTAGATATTCCACGTACACCTCCTGGCGTAGTTGCGGCATCGGTTCGTTCCATACCGCCGCCAGCTTTATCAGCTGTCCTATCAACCAGTTTGCGAAGCAGATTCGCTCCTGCTCGCAGATTGTCACTTTGTCGCTGCTCTCCATAGTTCCCTCCTTGCTGCTCTCGTTGCCCATTTACTCCTCCTATCGGCTGTTTGTATTTGTTTAGCGGCCCCGCCGCGTAATTCCCCAATTCCGGTAACCATTTCCTCGGCCTCTCCGGTGTTATCCCCTCCGACCAAAATCTGTTCTCCACCATCAGCTCGATCTCCTCTTCCCCCCACCCCGGATTCGCCTTCAACAATTTCCCCAGCTGCCCCGCCTCGCTCCCGTCCCACGTACACTCGCTCCCGAACTTCTCCCGGTGCCGTCTCTTGATCAACTC